GAGGCTAACACTACTGTCCTTCGTATCTTGAAGAACAGATACACAGGTGATGTTGGCATTGCCTCATATCTTTACTACGACAAAGAGACAGGAAGGATGAGTCAGATAGATAATCCTTTTGATGCAGAGAATACAACAGATGAGGAGGTGCCTTTCTAATGTCGAAGTGTGTGGTAGATATCGAAACAGATGGTTTAGATGCTACTAAGTTACACTGTATAGTAGCTAAAGATATAGACACACAAGAAACTTTTACCTGGGAAGAAGATAAGTGCAAAGATTTTGTGTCTTGGTCAGCTAAATATGATAAGCTGATCATGCACAATGGTATTAACTTTGATGGGTATTGGTTAAACAAATTACTAGGCATGAATATACAACTCAATCAAATAGAAGATACTCTGATCATGTCCCAACTTTATAATCCTATTCGTTCTGAAGGACATTCGCTTAAAGCATGGGGCGATAAACTAAGAATGCCTAAAGGAGATGTAGATAGTTTTGAGTACTACTCTCCAGAGATGTTAGAGTATTGTAAACAAGATGTTAATATTACCTCACGATTATATAAGGTTTTAGAAGATGAAGGTAAAAGTTTTTCTTCTAAATCTAAACATCTTGAGTATAAGGTACGTGCTATCATTGACCAACAAGAACGAAATGGTTTTGCTTTCAACCTTCGCAAAGGACAAGCACTCTTGGGTTGTCTAGAAGATGAGGCTAATGAGTTAAGTGATACAGCACAAGAGATGGTTCCACCCACCAAGGTGGAGCTAAAGACCAAGACAAAATATATTCCTTTTAATATAGGTTCTCGTCAGCAAATAGCTGCTGCTCTACAACAGAAAGGATGGAAGCCTGAGACATATACAGAGAAGGGAAATATTATAGTCAACGATGATGTTCTATCTAAGATTGACATGGACGAGGCTAAAATGTTCAGTCGTTATTTGCTCTTGCAAAAGCGTATAGCCCAGATTCGATCTTGGATAGAAAAGTGTGGGGATGAAGGCAGAGTTCATGGAAAAGTAATGACACTCAAAACAATCACAGGAAGAATGGCACACAACAGCCCTAATATGGCTCAAGTGCCAGCCTCTTACTCTCCCTATGGTACTGAGTGTCGTGAGCTTTGGACTGTTAGTAATCCCCATACTCATAAGTTAGTAGGCACAGATGCTTCAGGCTTGGAGCTACGTGTCTTGGCTTCTTACATGAAAGATAAAGCATTCATTGAAGAAGTTCTTAATGGTGATGTACATACAGCTAACATGAAGATGGCTGGATTAAATGATAGGTCACAAGCAAAGACATTTATATATGCATTATGTTATGGTGCAGGTCCAGCTAAGATAGGTAGTATAGTTGGTGGGTCTTCTAAAGAAGGACAGGTTCTTATAAATAGATTTCTCAACAACATGCCACGCTTTAAAAACTTGCGTAACCAAGTCATTGAAGCTGCTGAGAGTGGTGTAATCAAAGGACTTGATGGTAGGCTGTTACACATACGAAACTCTTTTTCTGCTTTGAATACCCTGATCCAAGGAGCAGGAGCAGTTGTATGTAAACAATGGCTTGTCCATATGATGGCTGAAGTATATGCATCAGGTCTTGATGTTAAACTAGTAGGGAGTATTCATGACGAATATCAATTTGAAGTATCTAATCAAGATGTAAAAAGATTTACAGAGATAACTAAGTACTCTATGATTAAGACTACTAAAACCTTAAACCTAAACTGTCCCTTGGATAGTGAACACAAAGTAGGAACCACATGGCTAGAAACGCATTAGTACATAAAGAAAATATGGAGCTAGGATTAAAGACTGAAAATCTTTTTGAAGAGACAGCTAAGAAAGAAAACTTTATAGTACAAAAATCAAGTCTATCAGAGGACAGATTTAAACATATAGATTTCTTTCTAGAACAAGATCACTTTAAATACAGTGTAGATGTCAAGGCTAGGAAGAAAACAAACAGAGATGATGCCAAGGTTAATGATGAATGGACCTGGATTGAATTTAAAAATGTACTTGGAAGGAAAGGATGGCTGTATGGTGAAGCTGACTACATAGCATTTGAAAGAGCAGATGATTTTCTAATGGTCAACAGAGAAAATCTAGTAAAATTCTGTGAGGATAAAGTTGATTTAGAAACTATGGTTTCCAGAGCTTACCAAGCAGAGTATAAAGTTTATCAAAGACAAGACAGGAGGGATTTAATTACGAGAGTTCGTATGGATGACCTGGCTAACTTAGAAGGAAATATAATTTTGCAAAAATAGTTATTGACCTTGTGTTATTTATCATGTATAATTCGTTTTGAAACCATGCAGAAATATCTGCTATCATTTAAGGAGAATACAATATGGGTGTTATTAATGGAACTGCTTACTGGGCATCAGTCACTATCCCTAACACAACGTACAATGAAGATGGAGAATGGAAGATCGATGTATGTAATCTTTCAGAATCGACTGTGGCTAATCTGATTGCAGATGGGCTACAAGATCGTATTAAAAACAAGGATGACGAGCGTGGCGATTTCATTAGCTTGAAACGTCAGGTTAAGAATCAACGTACAGGACAGGCTAACTCTGCTCCTGATGTTATGGATGCACAGAAGCGTCCTCTTGTAAATACTTTGGTAGGCAATGGGTCTATCGTAAATGTTCTGTATCGTCCATATGATTGGACTTATCAGAAACGTAAGGGACGCTCTGCTTCTCTTGAGGCAGTACAAGTTATTGATCTTGTTCCTTATGGTGGTTCTGCATCAGATGCTTTTGATGTAGTTGATGATGGTTTCTCCTCGATGAATGAAGAAACTATTCCTCTTTCATCCTAACTAGGGAAGGGGGAACTCTGGGTGACTAGGGTTCCCCCTATTTTTATATGAAAAATATAGATACATTAGTAGAAGATATTTATTCCTTGTTTGAAGAAGCTGTTCCAGACATGTCTGATTCTGAGGTAGATAAGATTATCAGTAAGTTTGGCGACTCTTTGAAAGTACATCTCAAGGCTTTTATTTATGAGGAAGAACGTCGAAGAGATTCCCTAAGACTATCTGCTATAGGTAAACCTGAACGTCAACAGTGGTATTCAGCATCTCCTAACTCAACTGTTAAAGAAACTATTGAGCTTGAAGCAAAGGATAAGATTAAGTTTCTGTATGGTTATATCCTGGAAGAACTTTTACTTACCTTGTCTTCTCTGGCTGGTCATACTGTTACAGACGAGCAGAAAGAAGTTGAAGTCGAAGGAGTCAAGGGACACCAAGATGCTATTATCGATGGTGTTCTTGTTGATTGTAAGTCTGCATCAGGTAGAGGCTTTGATAAGTTTAAGAATAATTATGTCTCTTCAGATGATCCCTTTGGTTACATAGCTCAACTGTCTTCCTATGCAGAAGCTAATGGACTGAGCGATGCTGCCTTCTTGGCTATCAATAAACAATCAGGAGAGATATGCTTATCCAAAGTACACTCTATGGAAATGATCAATGCAGCAGAACGTGTTAAATATATTAAAGATGTTATTAAACAGGATACTCCTCCAGCTAAGTGCTATGAGCCTGTTCCTGATGGTAAGTCTGGGAATTATAAGTTGGCTATCGGTTGCATCTATTGTGACTACAAGCGTGACTGTTGGGTGGATGCTAATCAAGGTAAAGGATTACGTGTGTTTGATTATGCAACAAACCCACGCTACCTTACACAGGTTTCTAAGACTCCTAATGTAGATGAGATCGTAGATTGGTAATGCATTGGAAGTACACAGGTAAACCAGACATTGAAAATAAATTTGGATTTGTTTATCTTATTACCAATAAGAAAACAGGTAAAGCTTATATAGGATGCAAACAATATTGGCATTATAAAAAAGGTAAACAATATAGACAATCTAATTGGAAAGTTTACATGGGTTCTTCTCGCTCTCTGACAGAAGATATCAAAAAGATTGGTAAAAGAAATTTTAAATTTGAAATGATTGCTGAGTTTAAAAACAAACGTAGCTTACGATACTATGAGTGTTACTATCAAATGAAGCATAATGTTTTAGCTGCTGTTCTGGAAGGAACAGATGAACCAGCATTTTATAACAACTATGTAGGAGGTAAATGGTATAGACCAGTAGAGAGTTATGAACCAGAATTATAAAACTATAATGAACACCTTAACATCTATCAGCAATGAATCTATTTTTACAGGTACTCCTAACAACGAGTACCATTCATTATTTATGGGTGTTATTCTTAGAGCCTTGTTAGATGTTAGCAAACCTTCCACAAGTATAGAACCTAGTAATATCAAAGTGGATCGTCTGGCTGCACGTTCCTGGTTCTTTGCTACATCTGGAGTTACTTGTGAAAACTTTGAGTATGTGTGTGACATAGCTGGCATAAACCCTGTGGCTATGCGTTCTGTAGCAACAAAGGTATTACAAAGAAAGGATATAAGTAATGTCAGGAAAGAAATCAACTCCTTCTTCAACAGAGAAAACTGACATGGTTAATAGTCCCAAGCATTATAGAATGCAGGGTGTAGAGGCAATTGATATTTTAGAAATGTCCATGACTGAAGAAGAGTTCTTAGGATACCTTAAAGGAAACGTATCAAAGTATCTACTAAGATACAAACATAAAACCAAACCCAAAGAAGATTTGCAAAAAGCTAAATGGTATATAGAGAAACTAATAGAAAAAATATAGAGGAGAACCTGGATGAACGAGATTACTTTACCTACAAACTATCAATCCTTTATACACATGTCGAGATACTCTCGTTGGCTTGATGATCAGGGACGCAGAGAATCATGGGAAGAAACCATTGATAGGTATCTTTCTTTTATGGCAGATCATCTCAAAGAAAACTATAGCTACTCTCTCTTTGGTGTGGAGTTAGCTAACATTCGCAGAGGTATGTTGAACCTAGAAGTACTAGGTTCCATGAGAGCATTAATGACTGCTGGTCCTGCCTTGGAACGTGAACATATCTCAGGGTACAACTGTTCTTATCTACCCATCGATTCTCCTCGTTCCTTTGATGAGTGTCTGTACATCTTGATGAATGGTACAGGTGTAGGCTTTTCTGTTGAGCGTCAGTATATCAACAAGCTTCCTACTATTCCTGATCAATACTTTGAGAACACAGATGATGTTATCTCTGTTGCTGATTCCAAAGAAGGTTGGGCCAGAGGACTGCGTGATCTTATCTCTCTCCTGTATACCAATCGTATCCCCAAGATAGACACCAGTAAGATACGCCCTGCTGGTGCAAAGTTAAAGGTATTTGGTGGGAGAGCATCTGGTCCTGCTCCCCTGGAAGAACTGTTTGACTTCACCATCCAGACGTTTAGAAAAGCCAAGGGTAGAAAGCTTACCTCTATTGAGTGTCATGATATTATGTGCAAGGTAGGTCAAGTGGTAGTCGTAGGAGGAGTCAGAAGGTCTGCCCTGATATCTTTGTCTAACCTTACTGATGAACGTATGCGTATGGCTAAGAGTGGTGATTGGTGGGTAGATAATCAACAACGTGCCTTGTCTAATAATTCTGTATGCTACACAGAACGTCCTGATATGGGTATCTTCATGAAGGAATGGTTATCTCTTTATGAAAGCAAGAGTGGTGAGCGAGGTATCTTTAATCGTGCCTCTGCACAGGTCAAGGCAGCATCTAATGGAAGGCGTGATGGTGACATAGAGTTTGGTACTAATCCTTGTTGTGAGATTATCCTGAGACCTTACCAGTTCTGTAATCTATCAGAGGTTATCTGTAGAGTAGATGATACTATGGATACACTCAAGAATAAAATTAAACTGGCTACTATACTAGGTACATTTCAATCTACTCTTACAGACTTTGGATATATTCGCAAGCGTTGGAAGAATACCACAGAAGAAGAAAGGTTGCTTGGTGTATCTCTGACAGGTATCATGGACTGTCCTGCTGTATATGATGCTTCTCCAGAGGCTCTTCAACAACTAAGAGATGTGGCTGTTAAGACTAACAAGAAGATGGCAGAGAAACTAGGTATCAATCAGAGTACTGCTGTTACATGTGTTAAACCTTCTGGTACTGTGTCACAACTTGTTGATGCTGCCTCTGGTATTCATGCCAGACATAATCCTTACTACATCAGAACAGTCAGGGGAGATAACAAAGACCCCCTGACAATGTTTCTCAAGGATAAAGGTGTACCATCAGAGCCTGACTTTACAGCACCTGATAATGTAACTGTGTTCTCCTTCCCCATGAAGAGTCCAGACAGTGCAGTGTGTAGATATGACATGGGAGCATTAGCACAATTAGAACTCTGGCTCAAGATTGCAGACAACTACTGTGAACATAAACCTTCTGTTACTATCTCTGTTCAGGAACATGAGTGGTTAGAGGTAGGTGCCTGGTGTTGGGAACATTTTGATTCTCTCTCTGGTATATCTTTCCTTCCTTTCTCTGATCATTCTTATAAGCAAGCCCCTTACCAAGACATAGACAAGGAAACATTTAAAGACTTGACAGAGAAGATGCCACCTGCTATAGATTGGTATGAGTTATCGAGCTATGAGAAAGGAGACACAACCACTGGATCACAAGAGCTTGCCTGTGCAGGTGGAGTATGTGAAATCGTAGACATAGGAGCATAAATGAATCGTACATTAACATATCACCTTAAAGATTTAAAAGATACAGTCCCTAAACAAAATGAAGATATCATTAAAGCTATTGATTTACTTTTATTTTATCTTAATATGCGTACTGCTGTAGAAGATTATCCTGATTCAGGGTTTACAGATGACTTTGGAGTGGGCATACCGCGTTTGGTGCGTGGCGAATGAAAGGTAAAATCCCAAGGTACCTAGGAGGTACACCCAGACAGGGTAAAAGTTTCAAAGAATATGTCAGAGGTATTATGGACAAAATAATGCTTTTCTTTTTAAAGCTCTACTAGAAGGAACTATTTTAAATGGAAGTAACTCTCATAGCTCAACTGGATAGAGCAACAGACTTCTAATCTGTAGGTTGCAGGTTCGAGTCCTGCTGAGAGTGCCAACAACATAGGAGATAATTAATGGAGTTACATACAACTGACGAAAGCTTTGATACGTTACATCAGGCAGTGGACAAGGCTAGAAAAAATGCTAAAGATGTAAAGGTTCCTAGACAGGCACTTATCGGTCTTCTGATGGATCACTCAAATTTAATAAATAAGGTATACCAAATGGGAGAAAGTATAACACTTTGGAAAGATGGTTGAATTTGAAAAAGAGTGTCAAAGGTGGCACGGTAGAAAATTGAAAGGGAACTACGCACATTATTGTGCTGATTGGGATTACCTACCAATAGATGATACTTGTGTGGAGTTTCAATCCTGCACTTGCCCAAAACTACCAATGGATGATAAAGAAGACTAGGTGTGCTATATTCTAATTGAGGTGCTAAATAAACAGTTGACTTATAAAAGTAACTGTGGTATACTTTCTTTTAGCAACTTAAACAACTGGCAAGTATAAAAGAGATAGCAAACGATAAGGCAGGACTTGATCACCTGTGATAACTCTAACCTTTCTCTCTTGACAGTGACACCTAAGCACGTGTATAAACTGCCTACTACTACCACGTATAATACAACCAACGAGGTGCCTTTACTGGGCCTCTTAACAACTTGCTGAAAAGGAGTATAGACAATGGCTATATGGAAAGAAGAAAGAATGTTGGGAATGGGTGAACTGTTCACTGCCATGACTAACATAGCATACGAAGACAATGCGTACCCTCCTCACAACCTTAAAGAAGAGAACGAAAACTATACAATTGAAATTGCTCTTGCAGGGTGGGCAGAAAAAGATATCTCTGTCTCTGTAGAAAATTCTGAACTTTGTATAACAGGTATATGGAGTGCCGATAGACCTGATCAGATGCCCCACCAAGGTATTTCATCTAAAAATTTTAGTAAGGGGTTTGTTCTTTCACCTCACCATCAGGTGGAGAGTGCAAAACTAAAGAATGGACTACTAGTTATTGAAATCAAATACATCTTGCCTGAAGAGCTAAAACCAAAGAATATTCCTATACAGGTGGTCTAGTTACAAAGCTCTACAGAAACCAAAACATTTAAAATTGAGGAGTAAGTATGACACAGACATATAACATTTATATAGGCTATGATCCTAAAGAAGAGATAGCATATGAAATTCTTAAATGGAATTTAGAACGTATTGCCAAGAATCCTTTAAATATTTTTCCTTTGCGTAAAGATATTCTTGAAAAGATTGGAATGTATAATAGAGAATATACAGATATTAAAGGACAAAAGATTGACAAGATTGATGGCAAACCTTTCTCTTCTGATTTCTCTTTCAGTCGCTTCTTAGTTCCTGCCTTGAATATGTATCAAGGATGGGCTTTGTATATGGACTGTGATATGTATCCAAGGAGTGATATCTGTGAATTGTTTGAAGAATACAACGATCCTTTTCATCCTATTTATTGTGTTAAGCATGAGTACACACCTGAAAATAGTACGAAGATGGACAATCAGAAACAGGAACAGTATTATAGAAAGAATTGGTCAAGCCTCATGCTGTTCAATTGTGAGCATCCTCAAAATCAAATGCTTACTCCATATGTAGTCAACACTCAGACAGGTCAGTACCTTCATAAGTTTGGATGGTTGCCTGATAAGCCAGCAGATATTGGTTCTATTAAAGAAGAATGGAACTGGCTTGATGGTCACTCACCTGAAGAGATTGAGGCCAAGAATGTTCACTTCACTACTGGTGGTCCTTGGTTTTATAACTGGAAATGTAAACGAGAAATGGATGGTAAGTATGCAGCAGAGTGGAACAACGATGCAATTTACCTCCAAACAATTGGTGTACTTAAAGATGAAGTACATAAATATTTTTTATAAGGAATAATAATACATATGACTAATGTTAATTTTGTAACTTCTTTTAATGAAAATTTATTTGTAGATACTTCATATAAATTTTTAGAATCTGTCTTGTCTAAGTGGGAACCCAAGATTAAACTTAATTGTTATACCCATAACGTAGACTTAGGAAACTATGTAGTACCTGATGCAAAGAATATTACTTTTAATTCTTTACATGACGTAGAGACATATGATTCTTTTCATGAGACGTTTAAAAAACACAACGGTACTGAAGGTAAGACAGTAGATTACAATTGGAAGTTAGATGCTTTACGTTGGTCACATAAAGTATTTGCTCTTACAGAATCTGCATTCAATCTGGTAGCTGCCTCTGATAATCCTGGGTGGTTGATCTGGATTGATGCAGATTCTTATACCTTGAATAGACTTACAAAAAAAGATATCTTGGCTATTCTACCTGAAGGTGCTGATGTTGTATGCCTTGAGCGTACTGATCAAGAGTATCATGAAGGTGCTTTCATGGCATTCAATCTTAATAGTAAGTCAACTCAAGACCTTCTAGGAGACTTACGAGGTGCCTATATTTCTGGAGAAGTGTTTAACTACAGAGAATGGCATGATTCCTTTATCTTTACTAGGCTACTCACCATCTATAAAGCACATGGTTTAAAAGTATCTAACCTTGGTATTAATGCTAACACAGAAAAGCTTAGTGCCTTTGAGCAATCTCCTCTTGCCTCGATGTTCCTACATTTTAAAGGAGCAGATGCTACCTCTCTGAAGAACTTGAGAGATGAGAATGGAGAGAGGTTTGTATCCTTGTCAGAAGATACAACGCATGACATTCTTCCCAGTAGGTATACCCTGCTGTCAGATATTATGAAGCATTATAAATCTGAAGGAACTATCATAGAGACAGGCACCTGGAATGGTGGTCGTGCCATTCAAATGGCTATGACTATGTTTGAGAATACTAACAAGGTACACTATATTGGTTACGATTTGTTTGAAGAAGCTACTGCTCAAACAGATGAAGAAGAGTTTAATGTAAAGGCTCATAATAGAATGAGTGCTGTTGAGAAAAGACTTACTGATTTTAGCAATATCATGTTGAAAAGAAAATCAAAGTACTTTACCTTTGAACTTATCAAGGGTAATACCAGAGACACACTAAAGAAAAGTGATGCTGACTTTGTTCTTCTAGGAGGTGGTAATAGTTTTGAGACAGTAAACAATGAGTATGAAAAACTTAAACACAATAAAGTAATTGTTCTTGATAATTTTTATATGACAGATAGCTCTGAGAGAAACGTAGTTGAGAAGTATCAAGGTGTAAACAAAGTCTTTGAATCTATTAAAGAGAATCAAAAAGAAAATAAGGAGGAAGACGAAGAAGGTTGGACATCCTTTGACGATACAGATACAGGAGTAAGAAAACTTATTCTTCCTTCATCTGATGATGTAAGAGGTGGAGGCATTGCACATATCTGTTTGATCTTGAATGATCCTGATCTGCCTGAAGTACCCAAGAAATTTAAACAAGTTCCTATTATTGTTAATCCCAGAGACTGTGTATCAAAAGATTACATCAGAGATAACATTAAATCTAATCTTAAAATGATTGATCATAATAGATTTATGCATCGTATCAGTCCTCATAACCAAACAGCTTTGATTGTATCAGGTGGTCCTTACCTGAATATCAAAGAACTTAAAGATACTATTAAAGAAAATCCTGGATGTAAGGTTGTGTGTGTCAAACACAGTTACAATAAACTTCTTACCAATAATATTAAACCTTGGGCATGTGTCTTACTTGATCCTCGTCCCATTACAGGCATCAGTACTCATGGTGTTACACGTAAAGATTTATTCAAGAAGGTTGATCCTTCTACTAAATTCTTTGTGGCATCCATGACTGATCCTTCAGTGACAGAACATCTGATTAAAAAGAAAGCTGACATATATGGATGGCACGCCTTTACTGAATCTCTCAGAGAAGAAGATGAACGTGGTGTGCAGATCGTAAACAACCAAGTACATCTGGTTGATGAGCTAGGTATTCCTCAAGGATCAACTTTAATTACAGGTGGTACGTGTGCAGCAATGAGAGCTATTGGTATCATGAACACAATGGGTTTCAGAGAGATGCATCTGTTTGGTTTTGACTGCTCTATGGAAGAGCCTACTAAAAAACAAATGGAAGAAACTACAGGGGCTGAAGATGAAGAGCCTAAAGCTAAGTATATGAAAGTCACTGTGAATGACAAAGACTTCTGGACTACAGGAGAACTCTTGGCAATGGCACAAGACTGTGAGCGTACATTCAGAGATGCTAACTCAGCAATTAATTTTACTTATCATGGTGAAGAAACAATGGTAGCAGAGCTATGGAGAATTATTGAATCAGAAAGACCTCTGCCTAATTTCAAGGAGGTGTTTGATGACTAAATTATCTAGAAAGAATCCATCAGAAAGATATGAAGAACTGGTCGAGAAGTACAAAGAAATCCATGCTAAAGGACTAGGATATTTTAATGGTAAAAGTTTGTTAAAGTATGTACCTCAAGTACATCAGAAGCTTATTGCACATGAATGTAAAACACTACTAGACTATGGTGCAGGTAAAGGACTTCTCTATACAGATCAGTGTGCCAATGTACAGCCCTTGTTGTCAGGTGGTAAGGTAATGACCAGACCACTACAAGAACTATGGAATCTTACTAGCCATCGTTGTTATGATCCTGCTTATGAAGAACACTCTACGAAACCAAGGGGAAAGTTTGATGCTGTTATTTCTATTGATGTTCTTGAGCATATAAATGAAGATGATCTTGAATGGGTATTGAATGAAATCTTTTCTTACTCAAAGAAGATGGTCTTTCTTAACGTGGCTTGTTTCAAAGCTGCTAAACATTTTAAAGATGGTGAGAACGTACACATAAGTGTATTCAATCCTGAGTGGTGGTATGTCCTAGTATCTGATATAATGAAAAGTTATCCTGATATTACTACTTATTTATTGTGTGAGAAGGTAGGACACCTATCAGACTATGTAATCAGAGGAGGAGAGTAACATGCTAGGAATTGCAGAAAGTGTTATTGGAGTAGCAGGTAAAGTCCTTGATAAATTTGTAGAGGATAAAGATTTAAAGACTAAGCTTGATGCAGAGCTTCGATCACAGTTAATTAATCTAGATACCCTTCAAGCACAGACAAATATGGAACAAGCCAAACATGATTCTATTTTCGTGGCTGGGGCCAGACCAGCTATCATGTGGATATGTGCCTTTGCTTTGGCTTGGCAGTATATCTTAGCACCTATGGGAGCATGGGCATTAGCTGTTTGGTATCCTGTTGTAACACTCCCAGAGCTAGGCACTGAAGAACTTACAGGTCTTGTCATGGCATTATTAGGATTGGGGGCAGCTAGGTCATACGAAAAAGCCAAGGGCGTGGCAAGGAACAGTATGAAGCGATGAGGGTGATACTTAGTCTGTGTATTATTTTATTTTTAAATGGTTGCACAGTATTAACTGTAGGTGCTTCTATTATATCTTCTGCAATAGATCGATATGAAAAACACAAGATAGAAGAAAGATTAGAAGAACTTGAAAAAGAATGATACACTCTATAGAGGATAACTATTATGAAAGAAGGAAAAGTATGGGGAACAACAGAGAACATTTATTCTAATAGTTCTTTTGAGTTCCATCGTATTGAGTTTAAAAAAGATAGTGAATGTAGTAAACATAAACACCAGTACAAATGGAATGGGTTCTATGTATCTCAAGGGACATTGTTGATAAGAGTATGGAAAAATTCTTATGATCTAGTGGATCAAACAATTCTTAAAGCAGGAGACTTCACCAAAGTTAAACCTGGAGAGTACCATCAATTCAAAGGTCTTGACGATGGAGTAGCCTTTGAGTTATACTGGGCTGAATTTAATCATGATGATATTGAAAGGGAATCAATTGGAAAAGGACCAAGAGGGTACATTGAAGAAGACAACTCCTCTACATACGAAGGATTGGTACATAAAGTGGGCAGCTTCACTGATCCTATTAGTTGGAATGCTACTGACAAGCAATAATGTTTTTCCTATAAATCTATTCTTTCATGTAGTAGGTTTATCAGGATGGTTGATTGTAGCCATGATGTGGAATGACAGAGCTTTAATTATTATTAACTCTGTATCTATTGCTATCTTAACAAATGGATTAATACACCACTATGCCTCTTAATGCTAAACAAGAAAAGTTTGCACAAGCCTATGTGTTACACAGGAATGCAACAGAAGCTGCCAAGGCAGCAGGATATTCTGATAGGTCTGCCAATAATCAAGGTTATCGACTCCTTCAAATGGATGAGGTTACTGAGAGAATTGCAGACCTAGAGAATGAACTAGTCACTGACATTGATGTAGTAGATGAGCTTGAATCTCAATACACATTTGCTGCTACTAATGGACATACTAACAGTGCTATCAAGGCTCTTGAGTTATTGTCTAGAGTCAGAGGTGCCAAGTCAGACAGGACTACGCATTTATCTACAGAGACAATAGAGAATGAGATCGTAGGTTACATGGAAGCTCTGGGTAAAGATAAGATAGATGATCTAATCAAGAAGTGTAAGTTTTAAACTTCTTATCATACTCGTCTTGCATACTGCCTGTATCTATATCTTTAGCATATTTCCAATCTTCAGGCGCTCTTACTGCCTTGCCTCGTAGAGTTCTAAAGTTGTCTGCTGTGTAAGAGAAGTTATTCTTAGTCTCAAACGTATATGTTATTTGAGATGCAAGATCACCTTGAGCAGCTTCAACACAATAAATTTCTATAGGTTTGCCATCTGCACCCATGACAGTATCTCCTTCTTGTAACCACATTACAAGAGCAGCAGTACCATCTCCTTTAACAATCCATTCTCTACCTGTAACCATTGTATCATTTAAATGCCAAATATTCCTACTTCTATTTACACTTAGAGAGATAATAGGTTTAGCCTCTAACTCTGTTGTCCATTTCCTAGTTTTCTTATCTTCAGGGAATGACATGACAACATCACCTATTTTTAAATCTTCAATGTTTTGGTAAGTGTAATCACCCATCAATACTTTTGTACCTGCAACCCAACAAGCATCAGCATCACCACTTGCATCAGCGTCAGCGTCAGTACCTCCTCCCATACCTGATCCTGTTGGACCTCCCATCTCTCCAAAATCACCATATCCACCATACCCAGGATCGCCTTTTGATCTTCCTGATGTTGGACCCAATCCCTCATATGCAGGTGTAGGCATTGAATATACAGGTTGCTTAGTAGGTGCTATGTCTAGGTCTATATTATAACCCATTGTTTCAAGGTCTTGGGCATCCTCTGGCGCATCAAAATCACCTGGAATAGGTACAGGTTCATCCTCAAATAATAAACTATAAAGTCCTTTTAGAGCCATAATAGGAAGAGCTAATACAGGAAAAGCTGCTGATAAAAATCCCAAACCTAGGTTTACAGCCGCTTTAGTGGAGTCAAATGGCTTGCCCTCAAACATGTCTTTTGCTACATCAAATAGACCACCAACAATAGGAGGAGAAAATTTACCTGGAACAAAACTTGCGACGAAGTCTCTAGTACCAGCCCATAGTGCATCTTCTCCTTTTTCTAATGCCCAATCTACTGGGTTCTCTACAATTGCGTCAAATTTTGCTCCTATTCTATCTCCAACTTCGTCAGCTTTTCCTGATATAGCATCAAGACTAATATCAGGAGGTGTAAAATCAGGCGCATCTACAAATGGATCATCTGCTCCACCATCTACAGGAATCAAAGAAGAAATACCTCCTTGAGGCAAGCCTGGAGCTAACTGTTGAGGATTTTCTATCTGTCCTATATTAGTTGTAGTTTTAGGAATAGCTCTACCAAAAATATCAAACTCAGCTATCTGACCTATATCTAACTCTTGATTAGGCACACCACCTTCCTGCCTACGAACAGGAATAAAACCAGATAATCCAGATTGATTAATTGGCTGAGTAAACATTACTTATAGCTCCACACCCAAGGACGAGGGTGAGTATCAGATGACATATCATCTAGGTGTATGAACCTACGCTCATGTGCGCCTCTCTGAGAGACTCCTATGCCTGTCATACCATGCTTTATAGCCAAGTATATAATGTCATAGGCTACCTCTCCCATTGCTGCTACATCTACAGCTTTACCATACACATGAGGAGAATCTTTAACACCTCCTATGGCACTGTTGTGTGCAGGATGGCGATAGCCTGATGTTATAATCATGGGTCTACCTAAATCTTCTCGTATCTTAATTAACTTTTCTAGGAAACCATCATCCATCTGACATTCATCAGTGCCTTTACATTTAAGTTCATCTATAGAAAAGTATTCATTCTCTACCATCTTTAACTCCTGTGTCTGGATGGACTCCATTGTGCATGGATGAAATTTTATCGCTATCTTTTTTAAGCTGTTCTATTTCTGTTTTCATTCTTTCCAAGCTACGATGTAACTGTTCTCTATTTTCAGGGGATAGGATAGCAGTCAGTACTCCTATCTTGTTTGCTGATACTTGTGTACTGATATTGTTCTTCTCTAGGTTATCAAAGAGATCATTAATATTCTTTTGCATTGCCTTAGAATCTTCTTCAAGCTCAATACACTTCTGTCTTGTAACAACAAAGCTTGTTATAACACTGATCAACATACCTCCCAGTGTTATTAGTAGTCTAGCATCTAGCTCCATTAATCTTCTTCTTTAACATCATTAGCTAGAGAACGATTATTAAAATCGTTTTCAACCTGTACTAAAAGCTTTCTAAAGAGAAAAGGAATTATCTTTTGACCACCTGGTCTATTTTTATTAGACTCTTTAATCTTTTGCATTAAAGCTTTACTATCAGATAATTTTGTAGGAGTAAATCTATTTCTAGTTAAAGACCTAGTTTGGTCTTTAGACAAAGAAGACCCACGAATAATACTATCATTTAATAATAAATTATTAATTTGTTCAGGTCTTAAAAACGAACTATAAGACAATATTAAATCTTTCATCTGCTGTCTAGACTCAAACTGTGTAGATAACATTTCTTTATAAATATTTTGTATATCTTTTGCTACCTCTGCATCTATAGGTAGAGTAGGAGTTCCAACTATAGCATTTATATCTTCTATACCTTTTGCATAAGTTTTATTTTGTCCTCTCTCTAAGGTACTTATAGAATAAGCAAGTTGTTCTCTAGGTTTAAATTCTTCTGTCTTGACTCCTAAAGCCCAAGGCTCTAATGGGTTTACACCATAACGACTTAAATTTTCAAAGAGACTATAATTTTCTAATCTTTCTGGTTTTTCTCCAGGTAATCTAGGGCTTAATTTAGATTCAAGTATTGCTGCATTATATTTATTAGTATCTAAAACTCCAGCTTCAGCAGCAAGTTCTCTACTTATTTTAAACCATCCAGGTTCTTGAACTTTCATTACTTTTACAAACTTCTCAAGAGTATCTTTATTACCAATACCTGCAACATCCATGGCTAAACTTCGTACAGCATCTGCAAACCCAATAGCACTTTCTGTTGCTAAAGATTCTCCTATGAAAGGTTGAAATAGTCTTTTAGATATTGTACTTATCGTATCCATAGTAGATTCTTCTACATCTCTACCACTTTGTACATCTAAAATAAAAGGCATAATTAAATCTAAAACATATTGATCAGGATTAATATAGCTCATGTTCTGATATGTAATTCTTCCATTCTTATCTTCAGATACAGCAAGAGCGCCATCTCTTGACCATTCAGGTAAAGTATTTCTAATAGCCTCAACGTATTTATCTGTCCCTTCTATTTTATTATACGCCCAAGTTCCAGCATAAGCACCTCCTGCAATAGTAGCTTGAGAAGCTAAACGCTGTAATCCTGTATTTACTAAAGCTTTATTTCCTGTGGCTAATCCTTCTTGTATTTCATTTCCTGACATTTTAAATAAGTTATATTTAGTTCTAAGATTCTCAGCAGGAAATGCTGCAAAGTTTCCTACAAAAGGAATACCTCTTAACTTTTCAATAATAGGAGGGATTCGAGAATATACAGGTACTAGATTCATAACTTTAGATACAGCCATTTCGTTTATAAGATTAGTATCTAAGTTTTTTAAAGCTGTCTCTTGACCTGGAACTGCTGCACCTCCTCTAAAGGTTTGACTATATTCTTTTCTTTTCTGTCGTTTAACTTCGTCAGACATATTATCCCATATTTTTTGCGACCTACTTCTCTCTCTCATAAAAGCAGCTATTTTTGCTAAATCATCTGTACCCATATAAACTTTCTCAGCACCTTTTGAAAGTTGTTTAAGACCTGGAATTTTTTCCAAACCATTTTGACCAAATGTCAACATACCTACAGCAACTTCTCTAGCTGCCTTTTTTCCACTACTGCCTTGTAATTTATCTAAATCACCAAGTCGAGTAAATATTTGATTTAAATCAACTTGGCTACCCTTTAATCCTAAACGAGATACAGTATCCCACATGTCTTGCTTCTCTTTAGCAGAAGCTGTTGCAAAAAACTTCATGCCATCATAAATTCCTCTACCATTACCACTGGCAATAAGATATTGTGTGGCTCCCATAGCATTTCTTATATGAGCAATAGGATTATAAACAGTCTTACCTTTTTTTAATCCTCCTTGAACAGCACCAAAAATATTTATAAGCTCTCCCACTCCTCGGTCAGAGTCAATTCCCATTTTTTCTAGATTAACTCTAGAATTATCAAATTGTTCTACTAAAGCTTTAACAGTTTTAGCATGATTTTTATCAATATAAACATCATCTAATCCTTTTAACATTTGAAATTTAGATAATGAAAAAGCTGCTTCGCTTGATGGGTTAATTTTTCCAGAACCTGCCTCACGTGTTTGACTTGTAACAAGTTTAACCATGTTCTCAGGAATTACATCTCCTTCAGGTATTTTTTTAGCTATCCCTCTTCCTAATAAACTTTCAGCTAAAGAAGAAGCAAGTCTCATTTGTTTAGAAGATTCAACAATACCTTTAGCTGTTTCTAAAGCACGAACAGCAGGTTTATTATTATAACCCCAAATAGTTTTAACAACTTCAGGAATTTCTGTTTGACGTTTAATTAATGGACCTAATGTTCTTCTACGATTTATCACAGAACCATATTGATTCTCTGCAAACTCTTCAACTTTTTTATCTATATCAATACCAGCTATAATTTTTCCTTCATTATTTAATATTCCTGCTTTCTTACCATACTCTGGGTCTGACTTTAATAGAGCTTTTAAATCTCTTAGTATATCAGGATTTTTTATTTTAAAATCTTCAAAAGGTTCTCTTGAAGAAGATGTAAATTTATCATAAATATCCCTAGCATAAGGTTTATCTTTATTATATTTATACTGTGATTTAATCTTATCATTGATAAACTTACCAGCACCTGCAATATCTTGAAGTTGTCTAGTAATATTAGCCCATTCTTTTATACTTTCACTCATCTCTGGGCTACGATCTTTAATTAGTTTTAAAGCGCCTTTGTCACCTTCCAAAGCATTATTTAATAAATCAGTATCGGCTTTAGAAGAGAAATTAGTTTTAATTTCTTTATCCATCTTAGCTGTTAGCTTTTCTACAGCCTCTTCTAAAGGTTGTGTTCTACCTGTGGTTCGTTCTGCAACACGCATAATACCTTCATCTAATTGTGAAGTGGGTATTATATTATTTTTAAGTGTGTTTGTTACTCTGTTAATTCTATCTGCCCCAATAAGTTTATTAGCAATAGGCTTAACTAAAGATTCTTTAGTAAGATTAAAAATAGGTTTAACTGCAAACTCACTAATTGCTCTTCCTGTTATGCCTACAACAGGAGCAGCTACCGTTCCAATACCAGCATGTAAAGCTATATCTCCATAGTCTTTTTCAGTACGTTTACCTGTGGCTATTTCTACATCTTGAGATATATTTTCTATACTTGCTGCACCTGTTCCAGCTATTGATCCTTCTAAAGCATAAACTTTCAGAGCTTGTTTACTTACAAGTGTTTTTAATTTTCTTGAAATAGCTTCTTTAAGACCTAATTTAGCAGCTTCTTTAGCTGCAAAACCAGCAGCACCTCCTCCACCAAAAGTAAAAAATGCAGCAGCAACTGATGCAATATTAGCAGGATCACTTATAGCAGCTTTAATATAATCAGTAGTTGCATCCCATTTAGGTGCAGAACCCTCTCCAAAGTTAGGAACAGCATCCATTTGATCAACAGCATACTGATAATCTTTTAACATTCTAGGTGTAAAGTCATTTAAAATATCATCTGCTTGTCCAATAGTTGCCCCTAGATTAGCATTAAACCATCTACGTTTAGTTAAAAATGTATCAATAATTTCTTCAGGGTCTCTAGATATATTTTCTCCTAAACCGCGTAAGGTACTATAGGCAGCGTTTAAAAACTTAGAATCTTTTTTTAGACCTTCGTATGTAACTGTTTGTTCAGACATTAGTATATCCTAGTATGGTTCATCTCTTGTTGGTTTATAAAAACGAGACACAGATTGTATTGCTGATTGTCTTGCGTTTATTACATCCTCTTCCTTTATAGTACCATCTTCAATTGCCACATGAACAGCTTTGGGTGTTCCACCTACAGATGATATAGCCTTTCCTATCATAGCAGTAGCTAAAATTTCTGCGGCATCTCCTGCACTAACTCCTGCCTGTTCTAATTGTTGAAGAGCATATGCATGATATCCTGTTGCTAAAGAGTCTTCAAACTTTGTATCTTTTAATAAATCAGACACAACTTCTTTTTGTTTAATATTTGTATTTCTAATTGCATTGTTAAGTTTTTCTACATTAACTTTATAATTTCTATCTTTATTTGCTTGCTCCTGAGCTAATTTGTTACCTCGAAATACTAGTTTCTTTTTAGCAATTTCTAAATCATTATCATTTTTTGCTGCCTCAAGCTCTAGTGAAGCCGCTCTATACTTTTGTAAATTACTTTCTTTTTCTTCGTCTAGATCAGCTTTTCTAGCTGTAGTAGTATATTGCTGTCTTTGCATTTCTCGTGTTAAATCTTCTTCAGCACGTTGTCCTGTACGACTAATATCTGCTTGCATTTCAGCAAGTTTAGCATCTTCCTCTCTTTCTTCAAGAGTTCTATATTCTTTTTCTAAAGCCTGTGTCCTACCTTCAATTTCTTTAGATGCTGCTCCAAGATTTAATCCTCCAAACATTCCAAGATCACGATAATCTCCACTTGCAGGCATGTCTGCCGTTCGAGCTAATCCTGCAAAAAACTTCATTAGAGGATCGTTACGATCTTCAAGCCTACCTTTTCTAGCAGCAACTAAAGCAGCTTGTCGTTTTCTTAACGCTTCTCTATCTAAATCTTGTTGCGCTCTTGCAACTGTAATACCTGACAGCACACGATCAAACCTATTACCAGGAGTATTTTGTTGTCCTTCATAAGGTACACCACCATTTTGCCTACGAATAAGAGGAACAAGCCCACCTTCTCTACGAGAAACAACACCACCATGTTTACTACCTGAAGCTTTTTTACCACCTAACTGTCCAAATAGATTACCCACTCCTGTTCCTATAGCACCTACTCCAGAAGCTAGAGTAGCAAAGGGAGAAGGTCCAAAAGTAGTAGGATTCTGCCTAACTTCTTGTCTTAGATTAGGAAAGCCAAATGCTGCTCCTTGCATTCTGTCAAGAACCTGTTCAGGAAATGCTTGTTCTTCCAGAAACTCTTTATATAGTTCATCAAGTGCAGACTGAGTTTGCTGTTGTTGTACAGCACCTACTTTTTCTAGACCCTGTAGTTCTCTAGCCTGCTGACCTAGTTGAGAAGGAGATAGTCCTATCAAGGCTGTAGCCTCTCCACGTTCTCTAGCCTTCTGTTGTTCAAAAGCTTTTAGTCCTGTGTTGTAAGCTGACTGCAATCCCTTGGCTTGAATATCTCCCAGAAGTTGTTGCTGACCTCTCATAGCTTCTGCTTCTAAGATAGCTCCTCTACTACCACCAAACGATCCTGATCCTATCTG